ACAATCTTAGCTTCTAACTCTGCAATCTTTTCTTCCAATGCGGAGAAATGTTGCTCTTCAACTTGTGAACGTACGATTTTTTTAACTTTCGCTTGTTCAGGTGTTTTTTCAGCTTCAACAGGTACTTCTGTTTCTGCTTCTGCAGGGTTTTCTTCAGTAGGTTCAGCTTCAACGATAGAGTCAATAACTCCATCTTCTTTAACTACTAAGATTTTACCATCTTCAAGCTCATATTTACCAGCTTTTAATGGTACGGATTCAGCGTCAGGAACTACGATAAATACGTTTTGTCCTGGCTCAAACATATCAGCTTCAATAGTCGTTTGTCCATCTGCTAATACTTGGTCTTCTAACTTCGTTTCTAAAACTTCTGGCTCAATACCTGTAAGTTCAATAAGAAAGTTTTTAACCTTTTTTAAAAGTGTTTCTTTTTCCATACTTTATTTATTTACTTGTTTAAATACTTTTTAATTCAGCTCTTAATTTTTCAGCTAAAGAGTTTGCCCTATTTATTCTATCAGCATATTGTTTTGGCTGTGGTATAGAAGATATATCAATACCTAAATCGCGAACTCTTTTAGTAAAATCTGCTTCATCTTTACCAAGAAACCCAACTAATCTATCTAATTTAGTTAGTGAATCAGATACGACTTTTTTACTTTCAGATTTAATTGCGTTAAGTTTGTTTAAAGCATCCAAAGCTGGTCCATAAAAATCTTCTGTTTGCTTAACGGAATCTGTTAACAAACTAAGATTTACATCAAGTGATTTAGTTACCTTTTTTACAATAGTTCTTGTTTCCATACTTTATTAACTAATTATTAAATACTTTGTTTTAAATTACCCTCTTGAAGTAGTAATAACTCTTTCATTTCCATTAACTTGGATGGTTGCTAAACCTTGTGCGATATCACTTCCAATTCCTTGTGCTGGTAATGTACCATCACAACATTCACTAGAGTATTTTCCGTCTTTACATAGACACCCTCTCTTACCACCTTTTGGTGACGCTTTTGCCATTGTCGCTTTCTTTGCCATTATATTTCAGTTATGATTACATTTAAATGAACCAAAGTAACATTGTTACTACTTTGATTTTTTACCCATACTTCAACATAGTCATTTACATCTAAATTGACTATTGTTTGTATGTGAGTTGTTGATGCTTTACCACTTGATGCACAAGTAACGTCCATTTCACTAGATGTTATTATTGCACCATTTTTATAAAATGAAAAATTAAGTATATCATTATTTCCACTTGTAACTGAAACAGATGCTTCTAATTTGCAATTTCTATTAGTATTTAAGTTTGTTATTCTATTATTTGTATGTTGGAAATTATCGTTATAAAGTCCTAACGTAGTAGTTGTGTTTAATTTATAAAAGTTAGTTGTCGTAATAGTCGTTACGCTAGTCCCTAAATGGTCGTAATAATTTAAGAATGAATTAAATTTACTTCTTAATATTCTGCGTAATTCATCTGCGCCATCGTCAAAATACAAATAGTTTGTAGACTCAATATGTGTTGAATCTTTATATCTTACATAGTGTGGATATAAACTCATAGTTTTTCTAGTAAATCTTTGATGTCATTTAGTACGTCTTCTTGCATTTCTAATTGCTCTAATCCATCGTACTTACCCTCAATGCTAAACCCATTAAACTTACCATCTTTAATACCTTGGTAAACTTCTTCATTGTAAACTTTCATCTTTACAACCCAACTTCCAACAGGTGCATTAAGTTTGTAGATATTTGATTTATCGTTCTTACTATCTTCAACAATCCATGACTCAATTAAAGCAACACCATCAACGTTTTCTGCATGGTCCACTGTTACGTTATTTCCGTACAATTTCTTCATGTAAAGTTCCTGTGTTTTAGCTATTGTTTCAGCACTAAATGATACAGTAAATTCTTTATCTTTAATACGTCTTAAAATCTTTTTTTCAGGAACTAATGCAAGTCCAATAACCTCACGTTTATTCTCGTCGATTACTTTCATTTCAACTTCCATTTCAGAAAGCAAAATAAAATCTTCCTCAATGGCAGGCCTATCAACAAAACTAATTGCGAAGACACCTTGCTCTTGCTCGTCTTTAATAGTTAGTTCAATGTTCTGTAGCTTCTTCATATTATTATAACTTATAATGTTGCATTTTGTACTTTTTTCTTATCTAACATTTGTTGTGTTGTAACGTCCGAACCTACAACATACGCCTTAATTGGTGGTTGATTTAATTGCGCTAATTGCGTTTGATTTTGATTGCCTATAATATTAAAGTTTGGTGTAATTACTTGGTTGTTATTTCCTCCCGTATTACTTGGCGCGTTTGTAGCACCTCTTCCTGTAAATGAAGATTGTTCTAATTGTCTAATCATTACAGCGCCACCAGCCGCAGCGATACCAGCTTGTGCAAATCCTAATATAGGACCACCAATAGCATTACCACTTTTAAAAGCTCCAATTGTTGCACGAATAGTATCTATAATTGCACCCGCAATATTAGCGGCTTTCTGAATCTCAAACGCTCTCTTTTGTTCTTTCTCTGACTCACCAGCAAATGCAGCAGCTAAATTTCCTATTGTAGTAAATCCATTTTTTGCAACATCATATTTTGCAGCTTCTAAATTCTTCAACCTTTCTAATTCAGAAGCATCAAATGCTTTTTTATCTTCTGCATTTTTTTTATCTAATTCTGCTTGTGCTAATAATTTATCTGACTGTATTTGTAACTCCGCATCTGCTGCTTTCTTTTGTTCTTCTAATATTTTATCTGAACGTTTTTTAGCAGAAGCTTGCATGTCATCTGCTAAATCATCAAGCTTTTTTAAATCGTCTTCACGTTTTTTCTTAGCTGCTTCAGCTGCTGTTTCTGCTGCTGTTTTTCTGTTTGCAGCTGCTGTTTTATCTATCTCTTTAATTGCTAATTCAAATCCAGCTTTATTATTTTTAAGTTCGATTAAAGCATCCGTTTGTTGTTTCTTTACAACTGCAATTTCTTTTGCTGTTTCTTCTGGGTCAAATACAAGGTTTGCAATACCACCAAATAACTTATCATTTAATCCAAAATCTTTACCTAATGCATTCCCTATGTCATCAATAGTACGAAGTAAATAAGATAAAGGTAAAGACAAGAATTGTATTACTCCAGAAAGAATTTCCTTATTTCTTTTAGATGCTTCAATTTGTGCTAGTGCAGTAGCAGCATTATTTTTAATTTGGACCTCTGCAGCTTCAATAGCTTCCTGTGTAGCTTTTACTTTTAAATCTAAAATGTATTTTTCAGATTTACCTTGAAGCTTTAAAATGTTTTCTTGTTTTTCAATAGCTGTCAACTTAGCTTTTTGAACGTCAAGATTAGCTTGTGAATCTACATTTAATTTCTTTTGTTCTTCACTCACACCGCTTACAGCAGCTTTTATTTCATCCCAATACGCGACAATAGTACCTAAGACAACTACAAAAATACCAATCCCCGTTGCTAGCAATCCAGTCTTAATACCCTTCACCGCATCGACAGCAGAAGCTTTTAATATTTTAAACGCATCCTTAGCTTCAAGTATACCATTTATCCCATCAGTCAAAGCCATTGCGCCTTGAACTTTTAGCAATGTTTCTTGAACATCTTTACTTTCAACACCTACTAAAGCAAGTGCACCTTCAAATGCTTGCACTCCATTTAACGCACCACTAATCGCACCTTTTAAAGAGTTGAATTTTGCATCAGGATTAAACGCATCTGTCAAGTCCTTAGCTTCAGCAATTGCATCTTTTAACTCTGCGGCTTTCTTTGCAGCTTCAACAGCTTCCTTAGATGTAGCACCAAACTTATCAGCAAGTGCTTGTACTTCATTTTGTGCCTGCCTTAATTGTGCTTTAAGAGAAGGTGTATTAGTTCTTACTTCGAGTTCAATTACTTTCTTTTCTGCCATGTTGCTTTGCTTTCAATAATAACTCTCTTTTGCCTTGTTTGTAGTTTGCACGAAAACTATCGGATA